TCCAACAAGCCCGGCGCCGATACCGAAACCAGCACCCGTGCGAGCAGAGGCCCCGACGCTAGGGGCGTAGATGTCGAGGATCGCGAACGTGGCAGTCGCAACAAGTGCAATCATGCCAACCTCCGACGCCTTGAGCGTCTTGCCGGGCAGGACATAGGCGGCGATGGCGACACTCAAACCTTCTAATGCGTACTTGACCAGACGCATCACGAGGTCGCTCACATCAACACCAGAAGGAGTAGGCTTAGGCTTAGAATCCATTTTATTAAGAACGCGTGAATAAAATTCTAGACACCAGTGTGTGTTTTGTTGGCGATGACTAGATAAACTGCCGATCGAGACACGTGAAACATATGTGCCAGCTTTTCCTGACTTAGCTTATCTGGGTTCTCGCGGATGTACCGAACATTGTCATCTGTCAATTTGAGCGAAGGTTGTGACGCCCGGTTCCTAGCCTTTGACTCTTCAGATACGACACGACCTACACAGCGTTTATTGCCCATTGTCACCATAGACATCTTCGCCCTCGTTTCGGCACTCAATGATTTCCCCAGTCGTGCCTCGCTCATCTTTTTTCGAGTTTCTTCCTTTGTATTGTAATCATACGGTCTGCCACGTCCACACATCGTCTGATTGTATCCACCCTGCCATACATATGATTCGTATTGCTCGGCATAGTAGCACTCCATGTTATCAAGAGATTCTTCTGGAAGCTCGCACACAGTTTCGATCCGGAACGCGTCTGCACCGTACTTATTGATCGCCTGCCCAAGTAGTGTTTTCAAAGCACTTCGCTTTGCTTTGTATATATGCTGCTTCCATCGCTGTAATGGATCATGAAGGGTCCTTCCGATATATGACTTGCCGTTTGGTATACATGTGATTCTGTATATGTACCCCATTGCTGGTATATTGGAATCTTTATTTAAACTAGAACCCATCACCCTCCAACAGAAGCCGGAGTGTAGAACTTGTATCCAATCGCGGCAAGTGCGATCAGCCAGATGACCCACCATGAGATATATCCAGACACAAAGCGCAGGACAATCCAGAAGACAAGTGCATGGACAAGTGCCGTCATGATGTCACCATGGGCGGACGAGGGGAGGGACAGCAGAACACCGGGGGTCAGAACAACAAACAGGAGTGCAGTGGTGAGGAGGTCGTACATTTGTTTAGTTACGTTAAAATAATGGCAGACGATCTGATACAGTTCATGCCCAAGCGTATAATAGCAGAGTATGCAGATCTCTTTGTAATTGGTCCTCCGCCGAAGAACCTCGTATTCATGAGACCCGAATATCGCGCAAAGTTTATGGAGGGGCTAAAAGTGCTCTTCCCTGATGAACTTCCGACCGTGAAATTCGAAGCAAATACCTTGGAAGGACTTATCTTTTATGGTCCTAAGATGTGGATTAGTTTTTATAAGTATGATGCATGGTTCGATCCAGTAGTGATTATTTTCTATTTCGATGCTGAAAAGAACGATTGGTTCTCGTTAGGAGAACTAGAAGATCCCGACCATGCTGATGCATATGAAGATCCGAATACTGATGTAATAGAAGAGCTCTTGCGACAGATGGCTGCAGAGGCTAGAGCTGGACGACAGGCACAAGCATCTCCGCAAAAGCTTTCTTTGAAGCGTTCTGTTATTGGTTGGAATGACCCTATTACCACTACACCTGTGCGTTCGGGCGACCCAGTCATCCGCCTGAACAAGGATAATCGTTTTGTTTTTCATCGCGACGCCCTTGAGCGCTGGTGGGTAGGAAAGAAACCGAGAGATCCCATGACCAACTTGCCTGTTGCACCGCACCAGATTGAGAGATTTGTGGCCGAGGTTGTGGAAGACGCAGGAGATGAGCCCATGAACGGTGGACGTCGTCGCAAGCGTCTCCGTAAGACCATGCGTAGAAAGAACTTAAGGTCAACTCGCAAGAACAAGTAAATGCCCCGCACTGAGCTCCCCAAGCACGATGAGAGTGGTCCGATTGATTACCTGGACGAGGACCCCGAGATCCCGACGCAGAAGTATTGCATCATCTCCTTTCTCAGTCCTGAGAAGGTGATCAAGCAGAAGCAGGAGTTCATGTTCGAGCGCTTCATCGAGTGGATGGACTACGAGTGGAAGATCAAGGGGATGGAGAAGTTCATGTCCTTCCTTTCGACCAAGTACAGCCTGAAGGTCGATGACCTGTTCAAGGACGCGCAGGAGTTCACGAAGGTTCACAACGAGGACGTGAAGAAGACGGACATCCACGAGCAGTATGCCATCTTCCTCCTCAAGAATGAGAAGGATCTACAGGAGGTGTACGATCAGAAGGTTGACTTTCAGACGAACATGCGTGGTGTCAAGGTCCGTCGTTGCTTCTCGACGGTCGAGGAGACGCAAATGTTTGCGAAGGTTCTGCAGCGTCGCTACCCGAAGGACAACCTGTTCATCGGTAAGGTCGGTGCGTGGCTGCCATGGGACCCCTCGGAGCATCTGATGCCGGAGGTCGAGTATGCCGAGAAGGAGCTGAACGAGCTGATGCGGAAGTACAAGGAGAACGAGGTGAACAAGGAGATGTTCTTCGCCGATCAGCGTGAGGAGTCCATCAAGAAGCAGAAGGAGGAGAATGAGCGTCGTCGCAAGGCAAATGCACTCGAAGGGTCGGAGAAGAAAATGCTCGAGGATGCTTCGATGCCTGTTCATCCGTCGGAGGGGGTGATGCGCGAGTAAAATATTGGTTTGAAATAAGATGGATCAGGAGGCGATACAGAAGCGGAACATGGGGTTTGCATCGGACTTACTAGGTGAAAGGCAGGATGCCCGTGTTTACAACCCTTTTTCTCGTAGGGGTGCTCCAAGTTCCACGATGGCATTAAACAGTCAGAGGAATAAGGCGGCACGGGCTGCTCAGGCCGGACCAGCACCTGCCCCAGCACCTGCTGCGTCAGATTCGATGATGGATGCTGTTTCGAAAGGAAGGAGGAAGGCCGCCCCTGCTAACCCGGATGAGATGGGCGACATCAGGCAGGTTCGGCGTAGTGACCGCGTTGCCGATAGCGTAGCTGCAAAGGCGGCTAAGGCTGCGTCTGAACTCGCAATGAAGGAGTGGGCTAAGGAGGTTGAGAAGGTTGCAAAGGAGGTCAGGAACGACAGGACTAGGATCAATGCAATGATTCGCAACAAGTTCGCGGATGCCACGTACGACGAGCTGGTCTTTGACTCGGCGCTGGCGAAACAGGCGGGAGAGCGATTTGCAATGTTGGCCCTCGAGGAGATGATCGCAGAGAAGGTAGATGAACAGATTGAGGAAGAGAGGGAGGAGACTGATGAGATCAGGCGCCTGCGCAAGCTTCTTGATGATGCGCCTGTTGCAGAACGCGAGTCACCGGTGGTCCAAAATGCACTTGAGGAGCTTGAGCTTGCGACTGGTGTGATGTTCGAGTTCAGCAACGGGAAGGCCACGCCTAAGGTTCTGACTCGCGAAGAGATCGTGCTCAGGGCAGGCGAGAAGGGATTACCGGTTCCCCCGCTGACAGACAAGGACATTGCAGATCACAAGGCACGGTATGGTCCGATGTATGGAGTGGGCGGTCGTCGCAAGACCAGGAGGGTCAGGAAGTCCCGCCGCAGGTACAGGCGAGGAGGTGTTGATGAGCAGCCTCTTGACCCTAACGGTAATCCAGTCAAGCCTCTACGCGGCCCCAATGGCGAACTCATCAATCCGAACCCCCCGCCGGCCGAGCAGCCCGATGTTGTAATGGAAAAAGGTGGTCGTCGTCGCAAGACCAAGCGTTCACGCAAGACTCGCCGTTAATCCTTCTCCTTACGCACCCACACAGAAGGACCAGCGTTCTTCTTCTTGACATTCGCAGCATTGTACTCGTCCGCCGCGAGGATAGCGGAGTGGAACGGTTGATTGTTCGCCCACAATGAAGAGTCACACATCTTGAAGGGCGGATGGTCCGAAGCCTTGTACCAAAACACCTGGTCTTCCAGCTTGTTCGAGCTTACGTTATTACAAATCACCAGGCACTCGAAGTTCTCAGTGCACTGGTCCATAAAGGTACAAAACATCTCAAACGTCGGAAACATACCTGCGTAATTCTCGTAGATCCTACGGCGATTACCCAAGATATTCTCACGAAGAATGAACACAAAGTCTACGTTCGTACGAAGGTTCGGT